GATAAATGCTGTTGCAGCGGTTAATAGTGCAGGGATCATAAGCACACCAAACCATCCCACGTAGAGACGGTTATCAGTGCTAGTAACCCAGTCACAGAAACGCTGCCAATTGTCAAATGGTTTGGTTAATGTGGCTGTAGTCATTTATAAAAAGTGTTTAAAAAATACCTGGAATAAGTTGTCCAGTTGTGACGTAAGCTCCAATAGCAGCAACTATGCCAATCATTGCTAACTGTCCGTTAGTTTTTTCGGCTTGCTCCATAAAGAAGTTCTGTTCGTTTTCGTTCATAAGTCTTGGGGGTGTTTCTTTTGCGAAAATGTTTTGCTTACCGTATTCGGTAGTTGTAGTCATTGAATTAAAAGATAGGTGAACGGCGATGATGAACTGTCAGGTCGCCATATCTATCTAGAAATTATCATAAAAATCTTTATAGATAGCTTCTCTTTTTTGAGCAGCTCTAGTTATGTTTGAAACTGGACTTTTATTTTTTTTGTCAGTTACCTTTTTCTTAATAGCATCAACAACTTTTTGAGATAAAGTTTTCTTTTTTTCAGTCATAATTAAAAATCAATGTCAGATCTATCTAGTTTTGCAATTAGGTCTTGTCTATAGGCTGGGTCATTCTCATAACGAGGATCACTCATAGCAGCTACTACTTCAGCTTGACTTCGGAATGTATCTCCAAAGCTCTGTGGTGCCTTACCACTTAACATTCTTCCCTCGTATCCATTAGAGTCTTCATATTGTGCTTTGAGTCCATTGATAGCTAGTTGTATTGCAGCTGTGTTACCACTCTCAACAATGCCGTCGAAAGCATCTATAGAGTCTTGACCTAAGTTTTCACTAGCCCATCCAACGATGTTGCCATACTCCTGTTCACCACCTACAGAGTTTTTAATAGAATTTATATCTCCATCACTTAAATCAGGAGCCTCTTCTTGTTGAGGTAGATCCATTTGTATATTCATATAAGCGTCAACTAAATCTTGACTACTCATACTGGCAAACTTCTCATAAGTCTCTTCAGATAACTGACCTTCATTAGCAAAGAACTCATCATTAGCATCGTTGATTAACTCAACAGCTTGAGAATATTCCTCAGTTTCTTCTGATTCTTCTTCCTCTCCTTCTTCTTCGTATTCGTATTCGGAGTCCCCAGCATCTTCGCTATCTTCATCGCCTTGTCCTCCAATTTTTCTTTGAAGTTCGACATAAGCTTTTTCTAATTCTTCTGCATTTCTATATTTACCTGCAAGTAATTGATCATGTTCGGCTTCCATTGCCTCCCCAACTTGCAGGGAATCTTGTTCTTCAGCACTTAAGTTATCAAACTCTGTTGCTGAATCTGCATCAGTATTGACTGTTAATGTTTCTGCCATATTTATTCAGTGGGTGGTTGTGTTACATCAGGTGAGTTCATAGCTCCACCTGTAAATTGTTGAGCCATATCCATTGCATCTGGATTCTTAGCAGGATCTGCCAAAGGTGATGAAGCAAACTGTCCAGCTTGACTAAGTAGTTCTTGGTTAGCTTGTATGTTCTGTTGTTGAGCCTTATCTTGCTGCATCTGTTGAGCAGTCTTGACTAGGTTCAATACATCAATACCTTGTGCAGCTGCCAATCTCTTAATAGCCTCTGAAGGATCAATGAATGTCATTAATGCTTCTGGACCTAATGTCTGAGCAATGGTTGTTATGAAAGCTGTGAGGCTTTCTCTATCCTGTCCTCTACCTAAAGCATTAACTCCAGCAACAATAGATGGACGTACTAAGTCTTTAGGTATCTTAGGTATTTGATTACTACGTTGAAGTATGAGTAATGTTCTATTGAGATAAGGAATAAGAAACTCAACCGTAAGCAAGCTGAATAGCCCACCCAATTGTTGTTCCAATTCCATCTGCGTTAGACGTACTTCCTCTGCTGTAGTCCTTTCACTTTGTCTAATCTGTAAGACAAGGAAAGCATCTAAGACTCTCTTCTCTATTTGTGTAGCTAATTGACTAGCTGTTGAGAAGTCAGCTGTTTTACCAACTTGTATAACTCCTACATCATCTGGTCTACCTTGTACGATGGCTCCGTTGCCTGCATTTGCAAGTGTAGAAGCCTTTGTTGTAGAGCTAGGGGAAAGCAGGAAGATAACTTTACTGGCTGCTGAAGAGCCTTCCACGAGGGCTTGAGATAATGCGTCTAATGACTTCAAATCTCCAAGAAACTCTTCAACTCTTCCTCTTCCGTAGTCCTCTCCATCAACTGTATTAAACCGTAAGACGAGCCAAGGACTTGT